CATTCATAAACGAAATATCTTTTTGTATCAAGAAAGTTCTGTTATTTGAACCATCTATTAATTGCAAATATCTCGTTGCTTCCCAATCAGCGGGAAGAGGTAAAAAAGCATTATTAATTGTTAGTGTTGCTGTATCATATTTTCTGTAATAATTTAAATCTACTGTTCTTCTTACTTTGTCTTCAATAGATTCAATAAAAGGCTGAATAACAGTATTTGAAAGAACATTTGTGCTTGTTTCTGTGTAATTTCTTACGTTATCTGTTAAATCGGAATAATCGGTCATGACGTGCTCACTGTAACATTACCTACGGCAGATATCAACCTTGTAGGTTTTTTTGGTTGTTGTAAACTCAAAGGCATCATGCTCTTTTGAGTAGAGGCATAGGATACTCCATTTGCGTAAAAATTAGTAACTGGCATATCTAAAGTTTCAAATTGATTTACTTGTAATCCAAAACCTGCACCATCATAAGCAGCATCCCCACTAGCTGGTTTTACAACAGTTCTACCTGCATTTATAGGACCTAATGCACCTCCAACAAAGACTCTGGAATTGGCTACTTGTGGTCTTGCATATTCCAAAGACTGTGGATCAGTGACCATTGGTAAAGGTTCGAGCTGTGGTTGTTTTGGTTCAAACTCACTGTAGTGAACCCATGAACCATTCCATTCTTGAACCATTTCATTGTAAGGAAATGCCATACCAGATCTATCTGATATGCGTTTAGCAAATTTACCAGATGCGTACTTTCCCATTAAGCACTCGGTAAATAAACTTTAGGTGTTAAAAATAAACTTGTTCTTTCACCATCTTGAGCTGCTGCTCGTTGAAATTCATCTTCATAAATTTGTTTTAATAATTGAATTCTATCTGGCGCTTTTTTCATTGCTATGTAATAAGCTAATCCAGCAGTTAAACATGGAAGAAATCGAAAAGGAATCTCATTATTATTTGTGTAAGCGCCCGAATCCTTCATCCGAAGAAGAGCGTAATATTTTAGAGTGTACGTTGTATCAGCTGCAGGATATAGATATAGTTTTGGGTTTATCGTACGTTCAAAGTAGTATTGAGATGGTCGTCCGCTGGTCGTTTTAACAGTATAGTTAAAATACGTTGATCTACTAATTGATGTTGCTGAATAATCATTGCTACTACTGTCTGTAATAACAACATCTGTAATATCAATTATTTGTTGAGCAGCATCGGCCCCCGAACCAAATAAGTTTGCACCACTTAAATCTGTTGTACCTTGAGCTAACGCTTTTTCTTGTAACTGTATAGTCCAAAGATTTAATCCTCTGTTAGCCCATTCAGCTAACATAAGATTAAGAGAACGTCGTGCGGTTTTTAAGTCGTATCCACTACGTACTTGTAAACCGCAACGTTCAAATGCTTCTTCTGCCACATCATCAATAGAAAGGTCGAAGTTAGCTGTAGAAGAATAGGTTGGCATCTATTTTTTCTTCATCATACCGCCGCCACGTTTCTTGACAGCTTTCTTTTTAGGACCCATCATTCCGCCGCCCATCATTTTTTGCATCATTCCGCCGCCACGTTTCTTAACAGCTTTCTTTTTGCCTTTTTTAACAGCGCCACCGCGTTTCATTGCTTGTTTCTTTTTAAACATCTTGACCTCCGAATATTCGTTTATAAGTTTTTTGTCTAGATACCACAACGTCTTGATAGTACCCTCTAGGCCACAATTTATAGTACCCAGATTTGTGTAGTTTATCAGAAGCTTCTTGTAATTGCGAGAACTTTTGTATGAGCATCATTGAATATTCTAGGTCACTATCTACAACAGGGGTGTCCCCATTTGGAGTAACCAAAAACTCTTGCTCATCTTCATTGGCTGGATTGAGGGGATGAAAACCCATAAAAAATATATCTTTTTTATTATACCAACCATTATAGTCATCAATAATATCTTGAAACTGATCTAATGAATAGTTAAAATAAGGATCACAGAATATCAATATTTCATGAACTTTAAAATCAAGTTGTTTTAAATGACCATTTAATTCTGCTTTGTATTGTTTAAATTTTCTTTTTGTTTCAATAACAACTTTGTGATCGTTCCATGTTTTTTTAGCAAAAGGACATGCTGGAAAACCACCTAAATGTTTATTAGGTATTTCTAAAAATTCCTCTGACCACTTACGTACGTCTTGTATTATTTCTTCTTTAGAATACACCTTTAAAATCAAAGCCTCTAACGGCTGCTCCTGCTCTTCTTTCTTTTGAGATAAGACCTCCTCTAGCTGCAAATGTTTTTACATTTGTAGGTTTACCGCCTGGATTGCCCGCAGCCCTCTTTCTGCTGACAGCACTCGCCTTTTGCGACTTTGTCATCCGTGTGGCTTTTGCAAGTGGTACGCACTTTGGATATTTTCTTTTGCTTCCCTTTGACCTGCCACAAGGTTGATATTTTCCGTCTTTCTTCGGGGCTCCAATATCCACCCATTTCTCTTTGACCCATGCTCTTAGCCCTTTCTTTGCCATTAACTGTATTTAGTTTTTTTACGTTTGTTTTCTGCAATCGCACCACATCCTCTCGCAATACCACCTTTATTAAGGTGAGAAACTGCTTTTCTCTTTTGTGAAAGTCTGTTCGATTCAATCATTCCTCCAGCAGCTTTTTTGTTTTTCTTTTTTCCACCTTCAACTGTTTTTCCAGAGCAAATTGAACTTGCATACATGTTAGCGTAAGCAGAAGGGTAAACTTTAAATTTTCTTTTCGCTGCTGCTTTACCTTTAGCACATAATTTGCCCATTAACCTTGTCCTCTGTATTTAACGTGTTGACGTCTTTTGTTTTTATTCTTCGGCCTACTGCGTGAAGAATTTCCTATGCTAGTTCTTTTTTTGACTGGTGTAAAGTACTGATTGTTAGGTAATTTTGCCGCCATTATTTACGCTCTATAATCTTTTTTATTTTAAGCACACCTTCTGAGTCAGGCTCTAGCTCTGCCACTACTTGGCCACATTCATAGCGAATAACATTTGTTCTGTTATCTGCCAAGTTGCGTTCACTTTCTCTTTTAACTTTAAGGCAATGTGATAAACCGTCTGTCTTCATAAACCCATCAGTAGATCCGTTTACTATCATTAACATTGCGAATACTGTCTCAACTACCGCCATTTTGTCTTACCTTATCTTTTAACTGTTCTACATCTGTTTGCATTTTTTCTAATTGAGTTTTTATAAAGTCTATATTTATATTATTACTTTCAATAGATTGCACTTCTTTTTCCATAACCTCATTTTGCCCAGCTAGAAACTCGATTAACATGTATAATTCCTGATTTACGGGGGTTTGCTCAGCTTTTTTTAACAAGTCCGCTTCCATTAATTGTCTTGCAGTCTCAAGTTGGGTCAGCCTTTGAGTCACATCACTGTAGGCAAATATACCTACCCCTATGGCTACAATTAGCCCAATTAGGTTTCTCATAGGCATACTAATTGCTGTGTTATCTGATATTTTCATTATTTATTCATTTGTGCCAGTGGGTTAGCAAGAGTTAGTTTGATTTGTTTATCAATACTCTCTTGTAATTCTTTCATCTTTTCTTCTAAGTCCGTTTTTAATTTTGTCATATCTTCTTCAACAGTATCTATGGCAATTTTTAAATCTTTTGAATTATCTCTAGCATCTTCTTTAACTTGTTGTTCTACATCATTAACAATTTTTTCAACTCTTCTTACATCTTGCCGAAGATCATTTTTCAATTCGTTTGCCACATCAGACACCAAGCGAATTTCAGACATCATCATTTCCATTTCACTCATAAGCATTTCTATTTCTGTTTGTAATAGATCTGTTTTGCTTTTCATTTCTTCTTTAGTCAAAGCAATAGTCTTATCAAACTCTGAGAGGTCTGGAGCAACATAAGACTCAATCTGCGCAGACATGTCTTGAAATTTCTTGTAAGCTTCAAAACCACCATACAAAACACCAATACTACTTCCTAATGCTAGTATCACTGCGAGCATTTTTCCGCCCTTAAAAGTTATGCCTCCTATATTTACTTCTGCCATTGTTGCATTATCATTTCATCCATAAGCACGTC